TGTCTGCCCAAAAAGCTGCTGACATTTTGCCTTTTGCAATATTTTTAGCGTGTCTAGCCTTAAAACTCTTGCGTTTTGCCTTATCTGCGTCTGATTCCCCTTTTCTTGGCGGTTTGTTCTTTGCTCCCTGCATACCAAACCTGATGAGCTTGACCTTATCGCCTTCTTTTGCCAAAACTACATGACTCTTTGTTGGGTGTGACGGGGTTCTTTTTGGCTTATTAAAACCAGCTAATCCAAATCTTTTGAGTCTAGGATCACTCATTTACCTTTCCTCTTCATTGCCATATTATGTGCTTCAGTAAATGAAACCCCTTCTCTCATCTTGCGTTTCATATATTCCATGTGAGCCTTTGTGTGACCATGAGCTTTCTGATGCTTTGCAAGTGTGTTCTTTTGTCTGGTAGTCAGTCTCACTTCTTTTTCCTCAACAAATCAGCGTCTGCTTTTCTTGCTCCACCCTTTCCAGAGATAAAACTGTTGACTCTTCCCATAGCCCACGCACCCATAGAGACATTTCTTGATCCACTAGACAAGTAAGCTCCTTGACCTCGCCTGTAAACGGCTGCAAGCTGACGATATGTGAATCTTGATTTGTCTGCCTTTGCCCTAAGACTTTTTTCTACGGCGGCGGACAGTGGTTTTCTTTTTGGAGCCATCTTGTTTTGTGCGTGATTTGGATACTGCCTTTATATCAATAAATTCACCTCTTTTGTATGCCTCTGCTGTACGTTTTATTTCTGCCGCTTTTGCACTTTTATTTTTGGCTCCGCTGAGATACTTCTTAGCAACGCCTGTTTTTTTGTCTTTTGCAACTTTTTTAAAACGTCTGCGAACCATCAGTCTTTTTCTTTCTTAGGTTTTGCCTTTTTTGCCTTTGGCTTTTCTGCCTTGTAATCATTCAATTTTTCAAAAAATCCTTTAGCCATTACTTCTTACCTCCCTTCTTAACTTTCTTTTTCTTTGTTCCTTTGGGTTTCATTGATCCATAGTGTGAAGGCATGACAATAAAAGTAGCTGACTTTATATTACTTCCTTTTGCGTTTTTTAGCAGTAGATAAAGCTATAGCCTGTGCTTGTTTTAATGTGCGGCCTTCTTTCATAAGGAGCCTTATGTTGGCAGAGATAGACTTCTGTGACTTTCCTTTTTTGAGTGGCATCAACTCATTAAAAACTTTTGTACAAGCTTTCTTTCTTCTTTTGTTGTAGCGTCAAGGATAACACCTTCTCCAAGTTTTATAAGCATTTTCTTTTCATATCCTGAGCTTTTTTTAATTGCATCTGCAAGCTTCTCAGGAACAGTTTTATCTTCTGGGAATCTTTGAGTTAAAGCTAAAGCGTCATCTAAGTTCATAAAAGTTTTAAAGCATTGTCCAAAGTTTCCTCCACCCAAGTATAAAGTCGAGGAGCTATGTCTTGTAACCCATCAGGATCAAGAACATAACAAGTAAATGATTCGGCAAATAGTTCTCTTGGGTTTTTTCTGGAATATCCAGTGACATATTTCATGCCACCAAGTTTCCTGTATTTATTTCCAAGAACATCTGCTCCACTTCCTTTGAAATGAACCTGATGTCCTATTTCGTGAATCATAGTCGTTATCCATTCTAAATCCTCCCCTACATTTTCGCCAGTGACGAAAAATTCTCTTTTTGGTGTAGGTGCTGAATAATCTCCATTCTTCCAATAATCTGCATAGGCTTTATTCTGTTTAAGCAATTCATTCGTTTTTTGTTTTATTTTTAATGCGTTTGCTTTTGTAATTTTTGATGATCCTGTTCTCACTTGTGTTTGAACATTCGTAGTCAATATTGAAGTATATCCATCATTGCCACCCCCTGCTGGTCTGAAGTATGCCTCAAAAGTGTCCCTAAAATTCTTATTAGCAAGACTTTTTGCTTTTAAAGTTTTTGTCTCCACTTTCATTCTTGCGTTCATTAACATCCCTTGATATTTTGTTGTAAATTTGTCAATAAACTTTTCAGTAGTATTTAATGAAGCGTCAAAAGCAGCTTTATTTTTTGTGACAATTCTTTCAAATAATTTATTTGTATTTAATGTATCACCTCGCAAATTAAAGCTATTTAACAAACGTGACTTATCCATAAATTTCCTTAATTTTTTAGTATTAGCTTTTACTTTTCCTCCAACAGCCTCAAGGCCATCTAAACTGTCATCAACAAATTTTTGAACTGTTGTTCCGTAACTGTCTTGTAAATATTTTTCTAAAGTTTCTGATGCGACTGCTGTAGAACCTTTTATAGTCTTTGGTTTTGGTTCTGGCTTTGGTGTAGGTGTTGGCTTTGGTGTTGCAGCAACAGCCTTTCTTGCAGTATCTGTAATTATATCGCTTGGCTTGCCATATTTATCTCTTAAGTAAGCCAAACTCCTTTTTTGACCATCATTTCTAACAATCTGCCTGATTGCTGTTTGTCCAGATCCAGCTTTTGCCGCAAGTCTATTAAAGAAAGCTGCTTTCTCTACGCTTCCAAGAGTTTCAATTTGTATTTCACTAGGTTTGAACTTGCCTATTCTTTGACTGTATAGCCAGTCTCCATAAGCTGTCCCTTGCGGAACTCTGCCTGTAGCTGATGGTCTGGTGTCAAATTGTGTTGCTGGCGGCTTTTCAAGATTAGGATATTTCTTTTGCAAACTATCAAAGTCCACAACAGGGACAGTAGTAGATCGACAATTAAAGTGTTGCGGTGGTGTCGGGCCATTATTGTAGTCAAATGTTTGTCCATCAAGTCGCTGACAGATAGGGCTTGTTCGAGAGTCCAGTGTTGCAACATATTCATATTTAGGGGCAACTTTTTTATTTGCTGCATAGACAGCTTGTGATGCTTGATTTGTTACCTGATTAACAGATGTTCTAACAATAGTCTGGATCTGATGATTAGCCAGCTTTGTTAATTCACCACCAGCCAAAGCAATCTGTTTCACGTTTCCTTTCTGCGAAAAATCAAGTCTGCCGATTAGTCTCCTACTGATCTGTTGCAGTGTCTCACCAGAGAACACTCCTGATCTGACTGCTAAATCTAACTTTTGGGCTGAAGATTCTGCTATACCTCTAAATGCTTTCTGTACTGTTTGACCATTTGGAAGTGTAATTGATGCTCCTTGCTGGGCTGTAAGTTTAAATTTACCAGATCCAAATTCCTTAAAATTATCTTCAGTAAAAGCCCTATCAGTAAATATATTGATTTCTGATGGATCAGTCATTATTACTGAGTCTGCATATTTTTCACTGATAGCAACGCTGTTTATCGGTACGCCTCCAGATTCTGTAACCTTTTTAAGTTCGTTTACAATAAATTCGCTTTGAAGCTGTGCAACTCCCTGCAACTCCTTTTTCATATCAAGGGCTGATCTAGCCCACCAAGTATTTAAGCTGTCACTTGATTGTCTGATTATGGCTCTCAATCTTTTTCTTGTCTGTGGTGCAATTATTCTTGTACCGCCTTTTGCTATCTCTGCAACCTGTCTTTGATCTATAGATCTAAGTTGTTTTGCTGCATTGAGGATGATTTCGTTGTAGGTACGCACATACTTTTCAGCAACAGCGTTTCCATATCTATTTAGATCAATAGTTTCCCTAAAAAATACCTCTGGAGTGGACATTTATCATTCGTCCTCTGTGTCCGCTGGTTCCTCCGCTGGGGCATCTGGCTCTTCTCTTTCTGTCAATCCTCCGTTCTGCGTTGTTTCGATCTCCTCTTCAACGTCAAAGTCATCACCTAGTATCTCTCCAGCCGATAGTTGGTTCAACAATGTCTCCTGACTGATAGTGCCAGAGGTAAACAATGCAAGTAATGACTGGATCTCCTGTGGCTCTAGTCTTGTACTTACAAAGTCTCTGTTAACAAAGCTGCTTCCAGCGTTAGGTTCATTGAGATATTCGCTATGAAACTTGAGGCAGTTATCAATCAAGTCTTGCATCTGCTGTGCGACAACCATCATTGTGCTGTCATTTTGAGAACGGTCTATTCGCTTGGCCTCCGCAGTTTCTCCCACTAATTTTTGACCCAGCACCGCCGCTAATGACAAAGTATTGATCTGTTCTTTAATATCATCAAGCCTTTTGAACTGACTGTCATAACTATCACCTGAAGGACTGATATATTCCATTCGTGATTCTGGTGGCAATGACAACGCTTCACTAGGGCCTGTTGTTATCTCATCTGCATTTGGATAGCCAAAGACTGCAAGCAATGGAACAGAACTGATGTGCAATATGTTGTCCAAGTCAGACTGAATCTGATAATGCTTGAGGTTGAGTTCTGCAATGTCATACAGAGGACTACGACTTTCATAAAATCCGACCCTATTGGAATAGGCAACAGCAAAAGGAATCTTGTCTTTAAGACTCATTTCACCCTCTTCAAACAATTTATATTCACCTTTCTTGTCATCTTTCCTATGAATCTCATATCTACCACGCTCTAATACCCTGACCTGTGTGATGTTCTTCTCACCATACGCTCCATCTGGTTCAACAACCTTTTCTAACAGACGTACCTGTGTAAGAACCCTCATTCCATCTATGATCTCAGTTCTCCAGCCTAAAATGTCTGATGGTTTATATGTCACCCAATATGGCCTTGCTTTCTCACCTTCCTTTGGTGCATCTACCAAAACACCACAATGTCCGAAAGAAATAACTGTTCTGGCAGTCTGATAAAGCCAGATGTTCAAGTCATTACCTTCAAGGTCTACATCAAATAGCTGTTCTCTTACAAGATCAGAAACATCATCAAGTCTTACTGGCTTTCTGACCAACATACCTGACAGCATTTTCTCTATTCTTTGTAGATATGGAACTACTGTTGATCTTGCAAGTCTGCGATCATAGCTATCATCTACTTCTCTTTCTAGCTGTGGTAAATATTTTCTATGCTCTGATCTAATTTTATATGTGCCTTCCTTCAAATCTGCTATCAAATCCCAGAATTGTGCCATGCGTTGATAGGCCGCATTAGGGCTTACAACTGTTGTAGGAGCTACGGTTACAGGTTGGTTATAAATATTTAGTGAGCTATACACAGTTTTACCCTCAATAATACCATGATCTTAATATATTCTAATCCCTGTAGGTTTGCCCGACCTTGCAAATAATGGATTGAACTCACGCCATATCAAGTACCCAACAGCATCAGCCATATGGTCATAACCAGACTCTTTGTCAGGCTCCCCTTTTTCATTGTATGACTGTAGTTCCATTGACTCAATTAGCTTTCTGCAACTGGCATGGATTTGTAAACGGCTTTCCCCTTTGCCGTTACATAATAAAGCCTGTACGGAAGCGATCCTGTCTCTAACTGGTGGGTTACTTCTGGGGCTTTGATTGCTGAAACCATACCCAGAAAGTATCTCAATGTCTGTCTGACTCGCATTTGTACTCCTGTTTCCTCCACTAGCATCTGGGTAAACGTAAATCTTATTCATAGGGTATCTGGCTTTTATCTCTTGGGCAATAGAATCAGTGTCATGTGCCTTAGAAATCTCATCAAATATTAACAATTTTTGATCTTGGACAATACCGATCACTGCGTTCATGTTGCCTATGTTGAAGTCAATACCAACTCTTAGAGGCTCAATACCAATATCAGGCTTAGTGTTTGTGACATTCTGTTCTCTAGTAAAGCGATCATAAACTTGGCCTGTGGTGAGGTTGATAAATTCTCCGTTGAGATACGCCTGTAGCATTGATGGGTCATAGTTGGCTTGCATACGTTCAATAAAGTCACTAGGCAAATGTGGGTTGTCCTGAGTCCTCATCTTTATAAGTTTTCTATCTGTTCTCTCTTTAGCTTCATCTGTACCAAAGGTGTTATATAGCCAGCGGAATCCTTCTGGTGTACTGGCTGCACAAAACTGGCGAACATTACCAGCCCTTAGTCTTCCAAGTATTTTAGGGAAGGCTTTGTCTGCAATAGTGGGTGATACAACATCTATTTCATCTACCAGTACATGAGAAAGGTTCAGACCAATTATTCTCGACCAGTTCTCGAAGCTGCGGCATAATAGCTTGCTATCACCTTCTTTGAAGTGCAAAGTATATTCTGGAAGTGGACTAGCTCTGAAAGTGTAAGGGATCTCATATTGCTCAAGGAATAGCTCAAAGTCTGTTTGCCATATGTCACGAATCAATGGGGCAGTTGGTTCCATAACAGCACCAATAAATCCAATATTCATAGCTGCAAGCTTCACAGCCATACTACACAAAGCTCTTGTTTTACCAGCACCATATCCAGCTGAAAGCCCAACTATCTCATTCTGGTTGTCAAAGAACTGTTGCTGCGGTGGATGCAAATCAGCCCTTATCCTGTTTAACAAGTCATCAGTATCAATATCAACATATCTACTGCCTATATGATCTAATACAGATCCTTCTCTGTTCAGTATGCTCAAGACATCACCTGACCGACCTTAGCCATTGAGTTTATGCAGCCTAGAGCTACTGTTAGCTGCCCTGATTTCCTAGCCTCTTTTGCCAGTGATGCGTATTGAGCTAAAACTTCAGCCGTAAATTGTCGCCTATCAATATCAAAATCTTGCTTCAAGATCACAGTAGCCTCTTGAATATATCTATCTATAGACCTTTGACTCACACCCCATTCAGTCGTAGCAAATTGACTTATTTCTGACCTGACAGTGCCAACAGACAAAAGTTTTGCAACTTTGTTCACTCTGAACTCATGCTCATTCTTGCTAGTTCTGCCGTTTGCCACTATGGGATTATGGTTTTTTATATTCTAAATGTAGCGTCAATCGTTAGTTTTTGTCGATTTTAGTTAATCAGATGGTTCAATTCCATTAACTCTACAAAAGTTTTCATATCTTTCTCTTTGTCTTTTTACACCATCAAGAATAAATTTAGGAATAATTGGCTTGTCATGTTTCACTGTATTTAAAACAAATTTAGGTTTGTTTAACCCTTCTGAGCCAGTTTTTATGTCAGAAATTTTTACTAATAGTTTGTGTTTCATTGTTTTTGTTTTTGTTTTTGTTGTTTTTGCTCTTCCCAACTTCCTATGAGGTATAAGAGATCAATTACACGCTTTCTTGCAGCTAAGATGCGGTCATTGTTGAAGCTGTCAAAGTCTTTATTTTTCATCTTTTTTCTCCTCCTCCCCTTCATATAAATAATCATGTCGCATAAGTCGCAAATCAATTGAATCCCAAGAACCATGTATTCTTTTTGGGTTGTTTTGGTAAATGATAGCTTTAATTTTCATCTAATTCCAGTAAATAGTTTTATCATTTCTGGTAGCTCACCATTTAACAAGCTTGCAACAAAGTCATCTAAATTCCAACAGCCCCACATATCTTTTGCCCTTCTATCTTCTCCAGCAGATGCACAAGGCCCTTTGTGATAGAAACGCAATGGTGCTTTTTGATTCTTTGATATTGAAAGTGGGAAATCAACAACTCCTTTGCAATCATGTATAGGTTCGCCACAGGCTTCGCAAATAAAATAAAAACGTGCCTCACCATCATGGTATTGGATATTCATAATTTGACTGGTAAATTCATTTCTATTAAGTCATGAGTCTGTAAATATCTTCTATTCAAAGCTGTATTCAAATCTGGTTCCTCACCATCTTTTCCTGAGTCATGAATAGCTTGAAGCAAGCATATTTGAATATCTCTCCATTGAGTATCAGTCAAATGTATTTTCATAATGATTTTATAGTGAAGTTTGCAAGTTGATCTTTAACTTTTTGTATTTCTGGAGAACAATTTATAAGATTTTTGTTACCACCTTCATTGTTCTGATGAATTACTTTGTTCATAACTTTTGTAGTTTTAACCCAGCCTTCTTTTCTCATGTTATGGATGTCTCGAACAATATTAATATCAATATCAACTCCGTAGAAGTTTCTAATGACACCATTTTCATTTCTGTAGCCTTTACAGACTAATTGATTGTCTTGATCGTAAGTTGCATTAGCAGCTGCACAGTAGCAAATAAGGGCTAAATCGTGTCCACCACAGCGTTTTCCTGAGTCATCTTTATCATAATCAGGCAAGTGTTGGTTAATTAGTCCATCAGAGTTATGGATTATTCCAGAATCGTTACAGGCATAACACTCATATTCTGGTGCTTTGAAAGTGATCTCCCGATCAATGGGCCTTCTTTTATAGTTTTTCATTTGTTTGCAAACTTTTTAAAATGCTCTTCTAAGTTTTTATCTATTTCTTGATCTAAATTTCTCCATTGAGCAGAATCTAATCCATTTTTAGTCATTTGGTGCAAGCTTTCAGTGTTTTCATCAAAGAAAAATTCACCAACATTGTCAAGTTTTTTGTTTTTCATGGTGTTAAAAAGGGGTGTTTTTGGGTTTTCTAAATGTAATAGGCTTTTTATCTAATGTCAATAAATATTGCTCAAATTGGCCTTTGCTGATGTAACGACAGGCATCAGGAAACAATGGCGTGAACTTATCCTGTTTTAATGACTTTGTTCTGGCTCTTAAATCGGCCTCAAGGCAGTCTTTTAGTTTGTCCCTTGTCTTGGCATCTAATTTCATAAAATGCTTGTATGTGTCGCTTTTCGATTGAGATAAAGACCTCATGTCTTTTGGTATTGCTAGATAAGCTTTCCAGAAAGGTTCAAAGCTTTTATTTTTATAGTTATTTGTTTTAGTTAATTTGTTTTTCTTAGGGTGACTCTGTGACATAGGGGCTATGACTTTCTGACATACCCCCTGTGACTCTCTGTCATAACCCTGTGACTCTATGACACCCCTATTTGTTACTGATGGGCCTATCACAGGTGTTGGCTTAAAATGTTGCCAGACAGCCACTCTATAACAGTTTGTCCTTTGATTATTCTCATCAATCCTGATCTGTTTTTGCAACAGGCCAAGTTCAACTAATTGATTGACTGTTCGAATTACTGTACGAGGGGACATCATTGCATCTTTGGCAATCGTGGCATAACTAGGCCAAATATTTGGATAATATGACTGCAACACCCAAATCACAGATAATTGATTTGGTGTTACTTTCCCTTTCAAAGCTGTTGGCAAAGCTATGAATGGAGTATTCTCTGGAATAAAACTCATTTTTATGGAATATATAATTCACGTTAAAGGTATGGAGTCGGCTCCACAGGGAAGCAAAAAACACGTCGGCAATGGAATAATGGTTGAGACAAGTAAACGTCTAAAAACATGGCGAAATCAGGTGAATCTTAGGGCAAAGTTGATAGTGGACGATATAATCAAAGAACCAGTTGAAATAGAGGTGGTGTTCTGGTTCAAACGCCCGAAGCTTCACTATCTCCCCAATGGCATGATTCGTCAATCAGCCCCTGTGTATATTACCAACAAAAACAAGGGTGATCTGGATAAACATTGCAGAGCCTTACTGGATTCTCTCACTAAATCCGCATTTGCTGACGATAGCCAAGTTGTAAGTTTACACGCTGTCAAAAAGTATTGCGAAACAGAATCTGGAACTGGTGCTGATATAAAAATCAGAACAATCAAAAACTAAAAAGGATCGGCCCTGAACTCACTGCCTACACGTTGGTGTAGAGGTTTACAGGTAAGCGATCCTTATAGAGATCAGTCTTAGGCTCACAACTACCCTTTCAGGTAGGGGCTACTAAGTATGCGATCTAAATTCAATATATCAGATTATGAAAAGAATTTCATGGGTGGCCTGTCCTAAGTGCCAAGAATACACAGATCAAAAAGTAAGAAGATCAGACCGCAACTCAAAGCACGTTATTGTCAGACGTAGAGAGTGCTATAAGTGCAGCCATATATGGCACACAATTCAATATCCAGAAATGATTGTTCCTGATATAAAAGCAAAATATACATTGGTTGAGTAGTCGGGTTATGGATCGGCTCTTCGCATAACCGCCCTGCCTTCCCTAAGTCTCCACTAGGTGTTTTATGGCTTTCAGATCTGCTTTGCATAGATCATCAGGCTACCCGACTCATAATTCATTCAATGCGTGTTCAAGTTGGAAAACAACTCTGGAAATAATGCCAGCATCAAGATGTTCTCTTGCAATACCAGATCCAGATGGTGTTGATGGGTTCTTTTTCAAAAACTGCCTCAGCCTATGGGCATCTTCAGCTTTGATGTTGAGAAAAATGTTCATGTAGTTTTGCAAGTACACGAAGTTGTAATCTCTTACATTTAGATATTAACCCCTAAAACAAAGGATCATCAAATTCTGGGATATTAGCTGTATAAATAACATCATCACAATTTTTTATTTCTAAGTTAATCAGAGCAATTTTTTCTATTGCTGCAATAACTTCTGCTCTAGTCCTTTTGTCACAAAGGTACTCAATAAACTTTTCTTCTTCTTGTTCAAGAAAAGCTTTTTTAAACTGATATTCAAGACTCATTTTCTAAATCCAAAACACGTCGTAAAGGTATAGCGGCACATTGAGGAATTAAGCCGTTTCCGAGGAGCTTAAGTCGGTTTGCTCGATTTGTGAAAAGTTCAGAGGTAGACCCATCATCAGTTCTACAAATTGCGGGTTTAACACCATATTTTCTCCAGTTTGGGTTACAGAATCGGGTAGGAGCGGGCCATAACCCCTTTCTTTGTATCCTTTTGCTTGTCTTCCCTTGTAATCCCTTCTTGTTGGAGTTGGCAAAATCTCTGTTTCTTGCAATGAGCCACCATCTGTCTCTGTGGTGACAGGTTTTGACATAATCGCTTGCTCGAAAAGTTGACCATTCTGCATCATACCTTGCCTTGCAAAGCTCTCCGAGTACAGTTCCCATTCCGTTATTAAGGATCGCTGCCACGTTCTCCATGATGACGTATTTTGGTCGAACCAAGCATACGACTCGCATGAGTTCGTAAAAGAGGCCAGACCTCGTTTCTTTTGTGATTCCAAGCCCTTTGCCCGCTGTACTGATGTCTGTACATGGAAATCCCCCAACGATAACTGAAGCTGAGTTTGGTTTTGGTTTGTAGGTTTTGATGTCGTCATGGATAGGAACAGTTGGCCAATGTTTTTTTAATACTTTCTGACAGTATGAATCAATTTCGCAAAATTGTATTGTTTCAAAACCGCCAACAAGTTTTTCAGCAGCGTAAGAGAAACCTCCACCGCCACTGAATAAATCAATTATTTTAAGATTTTTATCCATTGTATTTCCACTCTTGTTCCTTTTCAAAGATCCAAAGTTCATGGGCTACATCAATGTATTTATCTCTGAATGTTTTTTGAAAATCCTCATTTTCCATCAGCATATTAAGGATAATTCTTGAAACAATCCTTGCTTTTACATTTTGTGAATACATTGCTTTAAAAGTAATCTTGAATAGTTCAACATCACCTTTGATAAGCTTTTCTATTTCATCTTTGAACTCATGTTTTACAGCAAGCTCTGTAAGATGTTTTGCTTCCGCATCTTCGTCTTTGTTTGCACAAACGACTGCCTCTGTGATAAGAGCTTGAGCAAGTTTTAGTCTTTGATTTTGTGTCATTATTTTTTGGGTGATAGGTGAATAAAGACCCCACCAGTTCAGGTGGGGCTGATTTGATTTAGATTATTTTACTAAGAGTGATTTGAATGTTGTTTCATTTAGCCACCATAGGTCTTGACCCCAGATAGCTTTTTCTGCCTCAGTGTCACCTTTAGACTCAACATCTAAAGCACCTTTGTTGATTAATGAACCAACAACACCTTTTAGTTGCTGTGTTGTAATGTCAAGTTTTTTAGCTAATTTTTTGGTATCTCTCCAATCAATGAGCCAATCAGCTGGGTCATCTAATCCATAGTCTGACTCTTCTAAGCCATCTACATACCAATCTATTGGAAACTGATTCATAACTTGCTTTTTTAAGATCAGTAAAAGTGAAAGTAGTTTCTTCTAACTTGTCTGTTTCGTGGTTGTATGCAACACCTTTGATTGTTTTGTTTAGTGCTGTGTGAGTTTCTGGAAGCTTAGTCATTTGAATCCTTTGCGAAGTTTAAATAATCAGCCGATCTCTCGACCTCATATTTAAATAATACATGAATAATATATATATGTCCACCCTTGCCCTGTAAGTTT